CAAGCGAGATCCGGGGTCCGGTCCGCCACTACGGGTGGGGCATCATCCACGTCGGAGAACCGTCGTGACCATCGCCACCCAGACCGACGTTGAGGCCTCGCTCCAACGGACTCTCTCGGCCACTGAGGCGACGTTCATGCCCGACCTGCTCGCCCGCGCCGACGGGCTCATCGCCCGCGAGCTCCCCGGCGTCACCTACGCGGGCACCGCCCGCTCGACTGCAGATATCGCCGGGTCGGACACGTTCGAGGTCTGGCTCCCCGCCCGCCCGGTCGTCAACGTCGTGAGCGTCACCCTCGACGGGAGCGCTCTCCGGTACGGCGAGGACTTCGATTGGTCCGAGTTCGGTGACCTTGACCGCACCTCCGGCAACAAGGTCTGGGCCCGCACCTCGGACATCAGCGTGGTCTGGGATCACGGCTATGCGGCGCCGCCGGCGGACCTCGTCGCGGTCGCCGCCGACATGGTCGCCGCGGCGGTCACGAACCCGACCGGTATCCGTCAGGAGACCATCGGCCAGTACAGCTACACGCTCGCCGAGACCAGCGCCCGCATGCGGATCACCGATACCCAGCGCACCGCTCTCGATCACTACCGGTTCCCGGTGCCGATCTGATGCCCCGCCCCGCCCGGCCGGCCCGGCTCGTTCCCGCTGAGATCACCGAAGGGGTGATCCCCACTGGGCCGCGGCTTCGTCGGTCGAACGGGGCCCGGCTCATGGACCGCCGCGGCGTCACCGTCGACACCTCGAGCGGCATGGTCTACCGGTTCTTCGCCGAGGGCGACCGGGTCGGGATCTGGGCGGGCTGCCACTACGTGACCGTTACCGCCGAGGAGGCTGTCGACCTGGGCCACGAGCTGCTCCAAACCGGGTGGGACGTCATCGAAGCGAGGAGCGGCTGATGCTCGCACGTCTCCGCCGCTGGCTCCGTGGCCCGCCCCGGTGCTACGACGGCCCGGGCATCATCCTGCTCCCGGAACCCGATGTCCCGCACGATGTGCTCCCGCCGTCCGCGGCGATCAGAGCGCCAGAGGACACCTGATGCTTCCGTCGCATCTGCTCACCGAAGAAGTCGTCCGGGTCAGACCCGCGGTCAGCACCGCGGATCCGACCTACGGGACCACCTGGGACTACGGGCCCGCGGCCACGCGGGTGGTCGTCACCGGGTGGCTTCAACAGGACCAACGCAGCGAGATCTACGCCGACGGGCGCGACGTCCTCACACAGCGGTGGCTGCTCATGACCAACGAACTCGACATCGACGCCAACGACCGGATCCAATGGGATGACCACCCCGCGGGCTCGGTGATCTTCTCCGTCGACGGGCCACCGGAGCCGGCGAGCACGCCACGCGGGCGGGACCATCTCGAGGTCACGCTCAGGGTCATGGAGGGCTGATGGACGCATACAAGATCGCTGTGCTCATACTGGTCGTTCTCGCCATCATCTGGCTACTCAAAGACCTCGGATGGGTCTGATGGCCGACGGGCTCACCAAGATCGACCTCAACGACAGCGGCGTCATCGACCTGCTCAAGTCCACCGGTGTCCAGGCCGACCTGGTCCGCCGCGGTAACGCGATCGCCGCTGCCGCCGGGCCCGGCCACAACGTCGACCTCAACATCGAATCGCGGCGCGCCAGCGTGATCGTCGTCACCACCACGATCGAAGCCATGGTGGGCGAAGCCGTCCACCGCAACCTGTCCCGGGCCCTGGACGCCGGCCGATGAGCGATCTCACCGGTTCGCTCATCGTGTGGCTACGCACCCAGATCGGCGACGCCGATTTCGCCGGCACGGTGCCCCGTGTACTCTCCGCCAAGTTTGTGCTCGTCCGCCGTATCGGCGGCCCCTGGGAATGGCCGATCACCGACGTCCCGACCGTCGGTGTCGAATGCTGGGCCGCCACCGAATCCGCCGCGTACGCGCTCGCCCACCAGGTCCGGGCCCGCATCCATTCGCTGCAGGGTGGCAGCGTCAACGGGATCCCCGTGTATCGGGTCGGCGAGTTCGCCGGGCCGGCGTGGCTTCCGGACCCCAATCACGAGAACCATCCGCGGTTTGTGGCCACTTACACGGTCCGCCACCGCGACCACCTGACGGTCAGCTAATCTGAGATCGATTGGCCTCAGAAGCGTCTCACGGCGCATGCGTCGGAATGGGCCGACCGACGTGCGGACTTGGATCCGGGCTCGATACGGGCCCGGATCCGTCGCGTTGGGCCTCCCTTCCCTGTCCCATCTGGGACAACGGGCTACGCTCCGCCCAGCGACACCACCCCCGGTCAGCGAGTCCCTCTGCGAGTAGGAGCGATCCATGGCACAAGATGCCGCCAACGTGCTGGTCGCCGCCACCGGCGCGATCTACATGTCCACCGTCGGAGCCACCGTCCCCGCCAACTCCACCGCGCCTCTGTCGACCGCGTGGAGCGACCTGGGATTCATCTCCGAGGACGGGTTCACCGAAAACTGGACCATCGACTCGGAAGAAATCAAGGCGTGGCAGAACGGTGCCATCGTCCGGCGGGTCATCACCGGTTCCGGCCTCGAGTTCACCTTCGAGGCCATCGAAACCAAGCAGAAGACCCTCGAACTGTTCTATCCGGGGTCGACTGTCGCTGCCGGGCAGCTGACCCACAAGCTGGCCACGGCGACCGACAAGGCGTTCGTGTTCGATGTCGTCGACGGCGCCAAGACAGAGCGCATCCACGTCCCCACCGCACGGCTGTCCTCGGCGGGTGAACGCCAGTACCAGAACGGGTCGCCTCGCCCGTTCCCGATCACGATCGCGGTGCAGCCCTCCACGGCGAGCGAACTCGCGTTCCACTACTACGACCCGGTTCTGACCTGACATGGGCGCCGGCAACGGCGTCCGCGACGTGTTCGACCTCGATGCGCTCGAACGCGACGACACCGCCGAACCATTCGTGTTCACGGTCGCGGGCCAGACCTTCACCTTCGCCCATCCCGGCGACGTCGACTGGCGATACACCGAAGCCCTCGAACAGGGGAGCCCGGTCGCCCTCTGCAAGGCCCTGCTCGGTGAAGAGGACTACGCCCGGTTCGCTGATCTCCCTATCCCCGCTTGGAAGCTGAACAAGCTGGTCGCCGCCTGGGGTCGCCACAACGGGATTGAGTTGGGGGAATCCGGAGCCTCGTCGGGTTCCTCCGCCATCACGGCGGCGCCGTCGAGGCCGACCTCCGCCGCTACTACGGCGTCCGGCTCGCCGATCTCCCCGCCGGAAAGCTGAGCTGGCGGGAGCTCCGTGTGCTCCTCGCCCACCTGCCCGCCGAATCGGCGACTTATCGGGCCGTGGACCCCAAGGGCGCCGAGGCCGCGTCGTGGACGCGCACGGACCACCTGTTGGCGTCGGTGTTCGACAGTCTCCAAGTCCTGATCTGGCAGAACGGCAACCAGGGACGCAAGTCGCCGTCGCCCAAACCGAAGCCGTTGCCGCGGCCGGGCATGGAAGGAAAGACCCGTCGCGTGAAGGGGACACCGATGCCGCTCGACGAGCTGCGCAAACGTCTCCCCGGCATCGAAGGGGCACCTAGTGCCGGCTGAGATCGCTGTCGCGTATGTGTCGCTGGTCCCCTCCGCCCGCGGGCTGTCCCAGGCCATCCACAAGGAGCTTGTGGGCCCGACCGGTCAAGTGGCGGGCGAGGCCGGTCACGCCGCGGGCACCAACTTCGGGAACCGGTTCACCAGCGCGGTCTCGACCATCGCTAAGGCCGGGGCGCTCGGTCTCGCCGCGGTCGGGTTCGCGGCCACCAAGCTCGTCATCGACGCGATCGGCGCGGCTGAGGAGTCCCGCAAGGTCGCGGCGCAGACCACCGCGGTCATCCAGTCGACCGGGGCCGCTGCCAACGTGTCCGCCGCCCAGGTGTCCGAGCTGGTCGACGCCTTGTCGGCCAAGGCCGGGGTCGACGACGAGCTCATCCAGTCCGGCGCCAACGTCCTGTTGACGTTCACGAAGGTCCGCAACGAGGTCGGCGCCGGGAACGACATCTTCAACCAGGCCACCGCCGTCGCCCTGGACATGTCGGTCGCGTTGGGTCAGGACCTCCAGTCCTCGGTCACCCAGATCGGCAAGGCGTTGAACGACCCGATCGCCGGCCTGACCGCGCTCACCCGGGTCGGTGTCCAGTTCACCGATCAGCAGAAGGAACAGATCAAGACGCTGGTCGAGTCCGGTGACGTGCTCGGCGCCCAAAAGGTCATCCTCGCTGAGCTGACCACCCAGTTCGGTGGCTCGGCGGAGGCGCAGGCCACCGCGTCCGGGCGGCTCAAAGTTGCGTTCGACAACGTCTCAGAGGCGATCGGCGGCGTCCTCCTGCCCTATGTCGACCAGTTCGCCACGTGGATGCTTGAGGAGGGCGTGCCGCTGCTCCAGGACAAGCTGGTGCCCGCGGTCGGTGACCTCGCCGAGTGGATCAAGACCGAGCTCGTCCCCGCCATCCGCGACGAACTCCTGCCCCGCCTGGCCGATTTCGGCACGTTCGTCCGTGACGACATGCTGCCCGCTCTGCAGGAGATGTGGCGGATCTTCCACGACGACATCCTCCCCGTGTTCACCGACGTGGCGACATTCGTCCGGGACGAACTCGTCCCCCCGCTCGAGGACCTCAAGACCGCCTTGTTCGGCGTCAACACCGAGGCCGGTGACGGCGGCCCGTCGCTGGCGGGTTGGGCGGCGGCGTTGGCCGCGGTCGCGATCGGGGCCAGTTTCGTCGCCGGTGCCCTCGCCCCCCTGGTCCCCGTCATCAAGCTGGTCGGTCTGATCTTCGGGCAGGCCATCGCCGTCATCACCTACGCCGCCCAATACTTCGCCGCCGTCGTCGTCCAGAGCCTCCTGCTGTCCCCGCTCTACAAGGCCATCGCCGGGATCATCCTGTTCAGAGACGAGATCGGTGCCGCGTTCCTGTGGGTCTACCAGCACGTCCTGGTCCCCATCGGCCGGGCGTTCGAGGACCTGTGGGGAGTCATCATCCGGGCCGTCGGCGGCATCCTCGATTTCGTCGCCCGCAACTGGACGACGATCGGCGCCCTCCTGTTTTCGCCGTTCAGCATCGCGACAGATCTCATCATCCTCGCCTGGGACAAGATCTACGCCGTTGTCAGCGCCGCCGTCGGGGCCGTTGTCGGGTTCGTCGCCGACCACTGGCAACTCATCGTCGGCTACCTCATGGGGCCCATCGGTCTGGCGGTCACGCTCATCTCCGGGGCGTGGGACGCCATCGTTGGGATCTTCCGTAGCGCGTCCGGAGTCGTCGTCGCCATCTGGCAAGGCCTCTGGGACGCCATCTGGTTCATCGTCCAGGCCGCGTGGACGGTCCTATCGTCGTTCTTCACCGCGCTCCCCGGGGCCATCGCCGGGTTCTTCGTCTCCGCCGGAAGTTGGCTACTCGAGGGCGGCCGCAACATCATGCGCGGTCTATGGAACGGCATCAACGAAATCTGGGGTGGGATCACCGGGTTCTTCGCCGGTGTCGGGACCACGATCGTCGACTACTTCTGGCTCGCCGGAAACTGGCTCTACAACGCCGGCAAGAACGTCATTACCGGCCTCTGGGACGGCATCAAGGCCGTGTGGAGTGACGTGGTCGGATGGTTCAGCGATCTTCCCAACAAGGTCCTCAGTGCCCTCGGTATCGCCTCCCCGCCCCAGTGGGCCATCAACGCCGGCCGCGACATCCTCAACGGGATCATGAAAGGCGCCGGGCTCGGCGTCGGCAACGTCCTGGATTTCATGAGCAGCCTGGCGGCCAAGTTCACCGGGCCACTCAAGGACGCGTGGAATTCCGTGTTCGGGGGCGGCCCCGACTACGGCGCCCTCACCGCTCTCGCCGGCCAAGCCGTCTCGGGTGCGGCCGGGGTCGAGAAATGGCGGTCAACCGCGCTGGCGGCGCTCGCCTACACCGGCCAGTCATCGGCATGGATCAATGACCTGCTCATCCAGATGATGCACGAGTCGGGCGGCAACGCCCGGGCCATCAACCTGACCGACATCAACGCCCAGCGCGGCACCCCGAGCATGGGCCTGATGCAAACCATCGGCTCAACGTTCAACGCCTACGCCGGAGAACTGGCGGGCCGAGGCGTGTGGGATCCATTCGCCAACATCGTCGCCGCCATCCGCTACACCGTCTCCCGTTACGGCTCCCTCGGCGCCTGGCGTGCCCGCGGGTTCAAGGGCTACGACACCGGTGGCGTCGTCCCCTATACCGGCCTCGGGTTCTTGCACCGCGACGAGGTCGTGTTCACCCCCGAGCAGATGCGTGTGCTCGGCTCGGTCATGCCCCGCGACAACAACACTGTCAGCGGCCAGGGCCGCGGCCGGGGGATCGTCGTCGAGCAGCACAACTACGGGGTCACCGACTACGGCGAGATCGCACGGCGCAGCGCCGACGAGCTCGCCTGGACATTGCGGGTGGCGGGATGACTGTCAACGTCGGCGAGCTCGCCTACAACGGCTACCTGTTCGGCAACATCACCGGGTCGCCGCTCGTCTATGTCACCGACGTCGAGGGCCTCGACCTGCCCGCGGTCCGCTCGAGTGACGTCATGCTCCCCGGCGCCCACGGCGCCCTACCCGGCCAGGACCGCCACGGCATCCGCACCATAGGCATCACCACCCGGATCGTCGCGGCCACCCAGGCCGAACTGGTCGACAGTTTGATGGCCATGTCGGCTGCTCTCGTTGCCCGCGACGACGAGCTGCCGCTCACGTTCCAGGTCAGCGACACGCTCCCCGAGATGCGGGTCTACTGCCGGCCCCGACGCCGATCTATCCCGCTACCCCAGCATCACGCCCACCTCAACGCCGGTTGTGTCCTCGAGTTCGCCGCGACGGACCCGCGGATCTACAGCGAGGACGAGTACGCGGCCGACGCGGTCGCGCCGTCCGCGGGTGGCGGGCTGGCGTTCCCGTTCGCGTTCCCGTTCAACTTCGGTAGCCCCCCCACCGGCAGCAGTGTCCTGCTCGTCAACGCCGGGATCGCCAAGTTCGCCCCGGTCGAGCAGACCCCCGAGGCGATGCATGACGAAATCCTGGACATCAACTTCAAGGGGTTCAAGGCCGGCAAGGAGCCGCCGGACATCAACCCCGCGGACTTCTACCGGGCGTTCATG